AAACACTTAAAAAAACTCTTAATAGTATGGAAGTAATAGTACCCGAAAATATATCAGATATAACATTGCAACAGTTTCAGCAATACAATAAGCTTATTAAAAATGAGGGTTTAGAAGCTAACGAATTAAATAAGCGTTTACTATCTATTTTTACAAACCTTAAACATAAACAAATTGATAAAATAAAGGTCACAGATTACGATTCTTTATTAAGTGATATTAACACAGCGTTAAACAAAGACGCAGAATTTAAAAGCACGTTTACACTAGATGGAATTGAGTTTGGTTTTATTACAAATTTCGACGACATAACTTCTAAAGAATGGTTTGATTTGAATTTATACAAAGCGGATGACATTTCAAACTATCATAAATTAATGGCTATTATATTTAGACCTATAATAAGCAAAGATAATTTTGGAAATTATAAACTTGAAACTTATAACGGTACAGCAAAGTATTCCGATAAAATGAAATATACACCAATGAATATTGTAAACGGTGCGTTGGTTTTTTTTTCGAGTTTAGCCAACGAATTGTCAAATCATATAAAGAAATCTATAACAGTTCAACAAAAGAAGGAAACAGCGCACTAGATTATTTTGAAAAATGGGGGTGGTATGCAACCTTAAACGAATTAGCAAACGGGAATATATTAAACTTTGAAAGAGTATTAGAAACAAACATACATGAAATGCACACGTTTTTAGCGCATAAAATAGATAAGGCAAAACTAGAAGAGGAATTAAGAAGACCTAATTTAACACGATTATAATGAACCAATATACCACCTTATTAAAATATATTTACGACCTAGCAACTGCTGATGTATTTATTAATACAGTTACGCAAGGAGATAGAGACAAAGTAGACTTAGACAAAGGAACTATATACTCATTGCTTCATATTACAATAGAAAGCGGTTCGTTCTCTAATGGTTCGACTGTTAATTTTAGTGTAAGTTTAGACTGTTTAGCACTAAGAAACATAAATAATAATGTTGTAATAGACGATAAGTTTTGGAAGCAAGATAATGAAGTAGACAATCATAATGAAACTTTAGCAAGTTTAAATAGGTTATGGACTATAATGTATAAAGATTTTGAAAAAAGTAATATTACAGCGAGTGAAAACCCAAGCCTTGAAAAGATAGCATTTTCAGGTAAGAATTTATACGACGGATGGTCTTTGTCTTTTGATGTAGAGTTACCAAATACAACACTTAATTTATGCGCGTAGAAGATGTATTAAATACGTTTGGTAAAAGAGTTGTAAAACAAAGTAGAACAAACCTAACAAAGAAAAAAAAGAATTTCTCTAAGGGCTTGTATAATAGTTTAGGTTACAAATTAGACATAAGCAGGAATAAATATACTGTATCTTTTGAGATGGAAGACTACGGCTCTTTTATTGATAGAGGAGTAAAAGGCGCAGGAGGAGTAAGAAAAAGCACTAGCAAATTTAAGCGTACAAATAATAAAGGTAAGTTATGGAAGTTAAAAAAGGTTACTAATAACGATTTTAAATTCGGCAAAAGCGGAGGTATAAGTCCAAAGCATTTTACAAAGTGGGCGAGGTCTAAAGGTTTAAGCCCTTTTGCAGTTGCTAAATCTGTATATCATACAGGATTAGAAACTACTAACTTTTTTACTAGACCTTTAGAAAACGAATTTAATAAATTACCTGATGAACTTTTACGAGGATTTGCAGGTGAAATTGATTTAATAATATGATAAAGACATTAAGCCCATACAATATCACTATACCTTATTTAAGTCCTTTAACGGGTTTAGTATGTACAGAATTTACAATGAAGTTATACATTTGGAAAGGTCTAAAAACAGCAATACCAGTAACAGCAAGTTATGAGATTACAAAAAGCAATCCTGAATTATTAGAGACTTCAACAAAGATAAACATAGCAAATTTAATCAATCCATTTTTGTCTTTTGTTCCCGTTTTGGTGACTGATACCGATTTCGTGGATTCTACTAACCAAACGTGGTACTCTATAAGCGTATTTTACACGACTTCTAATGTTACCGAGGTTAATACGCCACAACTACAAGAAACCAAACTAGCGGTCAAAGGGTACTCTTATGGTATGGAGGGCGAAAATGCAGAAACACCCGCTAACAAAGTATTAATACAGGCTAGAGAGTTTAAAGTTTCAAGCGATAGTAAAATAACAATACCAATAGAATTGACAGAAACAACACCACCAACAGCAGAAATAGTAATAACAGCAGTTGATTTAATAGCAGGTGAACAATACGACGTTACTTTTACAAGTGTAGGAACTTATACAACGTTTTACGCAATTATTACGCCTGATGTTGGCGATGCAGTAATAGTATTAATGAGTGACATAACAAGCCCTCAAGAAATTACTATAACTTTTACAGGTGATGTAGATGTTCAGATGTTTGGGTATGATTCAGCAACGGCAACAACTATTTATTCTAACATTTTTTCAATAACAATATGATAACTATAATTTCTTATCCTGCTAATACAATTAATGAAAGCATAGCAACACCAACAAGTTTAGATAGTAACGAGCTTGTGAAATACATTACTGTAAATGTTAGTGAAGCACCTAACGAGGAATATATCGAAGTAATCTATAACGGTCAAACTATTACTTTATTAATAACAGAGGAGTGTAGGTTTACGCCCTACGATATTAATTTTATTAACAAAGATGGAGAGCAACAAGTTCTTACTATGTTTAAAAAAAGAACAGATAATATAAGCGTTACAAGTGAAGATTTTGAAAGTGATAGAGGTCAGCCGCTAGCAGGAAACCATCAATTTGTTAAATATAATATACAAGCAAAAAAAGAATTTAAACTTAACACTGGTTTTATTAGTGAAAATTTAAACGACACAATACAGCAGTTGTTCCTTAGTTCAAGAGTTTGGATATTAGAAAATGCAGTATTAACCCCTGTAAATATTAAAGGTAAAAGTTTGGAATTTAAGACACGCCAAAATGATAGACTTATAAATTATGAGTTAAATTTTGAGTATGCTTTTAATGAGATTAATAATATATGATTGTAAAAATATACATAGATAATCAAAGGCTAGACTTATTTCAAGATGAGAATATTACTACTCAATCTTCGGTATTAAGCAGTCAAGATATTACTAAAAATACTACTGATTTTTCTAAGAGTTTTACTGTACCTGCAAGCGATATTAATAACGAAATATTTAAACACTATTATAACGCAGATATTGACAATACTTTTGACGCAAGAACTAAAGTAAAAGGCTCTATTGAGTTGGATGGGTTGCCATTTAAAAAAGGAAACTTTAGTTTAAGAAAAGTTATAGTTAAAAATAACAGGGCTAGTAGTTATTCAATTTATTTTACAGGAGCAGGAACAGATATAAAAAAGGAACTTGGAAACGATTTATTAAAAGATTTAGACCTAGCAGCTTACAACCATAATTATAATAGTGATAACGTTAAGTTAGGATTAGAAGATAGTTTATTTAGTGGTGACATTGTTTATAACGCATTAGTAAAGAAGCAATTATATTATAATAGTGCTACAACAGTAGACGGAAATATAGCTTATGTAAACGGTGCTCAAACAAACGGTTTAATATGGAGTGATTTAAGACCTTCTATAAAACTTAATAGAATTATAGATGCTATCCAAACAGATTACGGATTAACATTCTCTAATGATTTCTTTGGACGTACTGAATTTGATAGTCTTTACATGTGGCTTAATCCTGATACTAAAAATGAGATAGGGGTTAATTCTGTTCGTGCTGATTTCGACGGTGGCTCTAGTGATTTTGTCGACTTTACAACCGATGTTGGTAGTTTTCCTTGTCAAAATACTTCTGCTAGTAACGATAAAGTCACATGGACTTTGTATTTTGCTGTAATACCAGAGGTCGGATTTGAAAATACACCTTATAAAATTAAATACTTTAGACAAGGCGAGTTGGTAACAGAGCAAAGTTTCACAGGTGCGCAATTTATAACAAGGGAGTTACAATTTGATGGTGGCTCTTTTACTTTTGATGTTTATTTTGAGATTGAAACAGCTCAAGATTTTAGTTTTACAAAGACATTTACACAAGTAAGATTAAATACTTTATCAGGATTCCCTTTTACAGACACTTATACAACAACGGGGTCTGTTCAAACTATTTTAAGTACTATTAATGTATCTTACAATTTACCTAAATTAAAAGTTATAGACTTCCTTAGAGGCATTTTTAAAATGTTTAAATTAGTTGTTATTCCTATTAGAGAAAATGAGTTTTACATAAATGATTTAGATAGTTATTATGCAAGTGGAAAACTAATCGACGTTACGCAATATATAGATTTTGAAAAAGTAGAGATTGAAAGGGGTGAAATATTAAACGAAATTAAGTATAATTTTGAAGAGCCTGAAACGATTTTAAACGCTCAATTTAAGTTAAACACAAGCCTAGCTTATGGTGATGAAGAGTTGCTTTTAGAAGATGCAGACGGTGAGCCTTTAGAGGGTGAAAGTTTAGAGGTAGAAGTACCATTTGAGCAAATAGTTTATGAAAGGTTAAACGACATAAACGATAACGCTATTACCAACTTCATGTATGGCGCTATTATCGATGAAGATTTAGAGCCTGCAAATCCAAAGGCGCACATATTTTATAACGTTAATACAGAAGTAGGTGATAAGTCTATCGCATTTGTAGAAGATGACGGAAACGTTGTAAGTATAAATAATATAAATACTGCAAGTCATTCAATAGATTTTTTAACAAAACCGTTTAGTACAATATTTAGTAGTGAGTTTTCTAATTGGGATTTTGATTTAATTAGTAACACATTATATACTAATTATCATAGTGATTATATTAGTTCTTTGTTTAATATTAAACGCAGAGACTTTAGTTTTAAATCAATATTACCAGTTAATATTTTAACGACTATTCAATTAAACGACGTTTTAAAAATTAGAGAAAACTATTACAGAATAGATAACTATACTCTAGGATTAACAGACGGTAAAAGCAAACTGAATTTAATCAATAGTTTTGATAATAGTTTAGTCGGATTTGCTAATACTCAAACGTCTGTTATTACAGATGCAAGAGCGCACCAACAAGTTATAAATATAAAAGGTAGTGAAGAGTTTACAGTTAATAAAATAGACCAAGGACAGGGCGTTTCATGGGCAACTATTACAAAAGACAATAGACTTTTAACGATAGATTTAGATAGTAATTTAACGGCAACCGATAGAGGTTTAGTAATAGAATTAACGACAGCAACAACGGGAACGGTCTTAAACATATTTTTAACGCAAAAAAGAAGTAAAATAATAACAGCAGATAATTCTGTGACAACAGCAGATACAACATTAATAACAGCAGATAATGGCTAGAGAAATAATAGGAACAGGAACAACACCAAACGACGGAACGGGAGACGTTTTACTAGATGCTTTTACAAAAGTAAACGCGAACTTTTTAGAATTATATAGTTTTCCTTCATTAGACAATATAGTGATATGTAATCAATCAAATAAAAATACTACTTTGGGCGGTACAATAGACAGCACAAAAGAGTATTTTATAGATGGTATTATTGACATGGGTACAACTCAAATAACAGTACCCACAACAGGACTAACACTAAGAGGGTATAGCTTTGATATTAGTGGGTTAACTTCTAGCGAAAACAATTATACTATGTTTATATCTGAATCAATAGCGATAGGTTCGGGCA